CCGCATAGAAACTATGTAGCAGCAATTAATACATTTACCTGTGGTAAATGTGGTTGTCCATTAAGCAAAAAAATATTTAGTCCATTACCTGGTCCTCAGGCATGTCCTGATAAGCGCTGGGAAAAATAAAAAACAAAATATATGTCAGAAGCTAAAAAACTTACAACAGAAGAATTAGAACAAATTAAAGACATGCAACAGCAATATAACAAGTTTGTATTTGAACTTGGATCAGTTGAAGCTCAGCTTCAAAATGTTCTCGCTACAAAAGAAATGGTTGAAACCGAAAAAGGTAATGTTTTAGAAGACATTAAAAAATTAGGTGAGCGCGAAAAAGAATTAATTAGCACATTACAAGCAAAATACGGCGCTGGATCAATCAACCCAGAAACGGGCGAAATTACTCCGCTCTAACCCAATGCTTTCCGCGTTTTGTGGGTCTTTGTAAATATTTATCGTTAGGCAATCCCTAACATAAATTTAAACAATTACAAATAAAATGAGCGAAATCATTCTTTCCCCTGGTGTATTCCAGAACGAATCAGATCAGAGTTTATATACTCAAGCACCACCAGCCCTTGGTGCATCTATTGTAGGTCCTACAGTAGGTGGTCGTCCATTCGTACCAACTTACGTTACTACTTACACCCAATATTTATCAATATTTGGTGATACATTTAAGAGTGGTAGCTACTACTATGAATATTTCACATCACAGGCTGCTCGTGAGTATTTCCAAAATGGTGGTCAAACATTATTAGTAACTAGAATTATCAGTGGTTCAGCTAACATTAGTACTTATGCTACCTCTAACGTAGCCGCTATTGATACTTTAACTAATGGTACAGCTGCTACAGCTAGTTTAAATTTAACTAATGCTGTTACTGCTCAACATTCAGCTTCTATTAATGGAACATATGTACTAAGTTTATCTGGATCATCTACACAAGAAGTTTACAATCGTCTTACTGCATCTGTAGCTTACAGTGCTATTTCTAGTAGTGTTGTTAGTGCTTCATTTAATACTCCAAATGTAATATTTACTGCTATTCCTAAAGGAACAACAGGTAATAATTATTATGTAGTATCTGGTAGTACAACTACAATTTTTACTGGTGGTGCTGATGTAAATTCATTCCAACTTGAAGTATTAGCTTGGGGTAATCAAATGAATGATGCTGCTACACCAGCTGCTGTTGTTTCTGGATCTACTGTTAATGGTGCTTTACCAAGTGGTTCATCTCAAAATGTTCGTTGGGAAGTAACGCAAGTAAGTACTGGTTCTAACGGTGGTACATTTACAATTGTAGTACGTCGTGGTGACGATAATAATTCTCAAAAGAATATTTTAGAAACATGGGCTAATGTAAGTTTAGACCCTCAACAATCAAATTATATTTCTCGTGTAATTGGAGATTTAAAACCAGTATACGATGTAAACACAGGTCAGGTTAATTTTGAAGGCAACTATGCTAACCAATCATTATATGTTCGTGTTGCCTCAGTAACTACTCCAAACGTAGATTCAATTGACAACAACGGTAACTTTAAAACTGGATCTTACGCTACAACATTACCATTAGTAGGTAGTGGTTCAGCTGGTGGTGGATTTGCTGGTGGTGTTGCTGATACTAACTTACCAAAGTTAATGAATGAAGCTATTACTACAACTAATATTCAAGGTTTCCACCCAGACGATTACAATCGCGCTTTCACTTTATTATCAAATAAAGACGAATACTCATTCAACGTATTATTAGCTCCAGGTGCTGGTTTAGATACAGCAGCTAGCGATAATATGATTGCATGTGTTGAAGGACGTGGTGATGCTATTGCAATTGTAGATAATGGTGTTTATGGAACTCCAATCAATCAAGCTGTTACAAATGCAGCTGGTTCAAATAGCAACTACGGTGCTACTTATTTCCCATGGGTACAATTGTTTAGCTCTAACTTAGGTAAGACTGTATGGTGTCCTCCATCAACAGTAATCGGTGGTGTATTAGCCTTCAACGACCAAGTAGGTGCTGAATGGTTCGCTCCAGCAGGTTTAAATCGTGGTGGTATCCCATCAGTAGTACGCGCTGAATTACGTTTATCTCAATCAAATCGTGATACATTATATACAGGAAATGTTAACCCATTAGCTACATTCCCAGGAACTGGAGTATGTGTATGGGGTCAGAAAACATTACAACGCAAACCAACAGCTCTTGATCGTGTAAACGTTCGTCGCTTGTTGATTGCATTGAAAGACTTCATTGGTGGTGTTGCTCGCAACTTGGTATTCGAACAGAATACAGCAGTTACCCGTAACCGCTTCTTAAGCCAAGTTAACCCATATCTTGAATCAGTAGTTCAACGTCAAGGTTTATATGCTTACAAGGTAATTATGGATGAATCCAACAATACACCTGATGTAATCGATAGAAATCAGTTAGTAGGTCAGATCTATATCCAACCAACCAAAACTGCTGAATTTATCATCTTGAACTTTAACTTAACTCCAACTGGTGCTGAGTTCCCTGCCTAAGGGACTCAGCCAGTTAATATTTATTAACAGCAATTAAACATTTCAAATAAAATGGCAGTATTAAACCCAAATGAAATCATGTTTACAGCGTTTGAACCAAAAGTTCAGAATCGCTTTATCATGTATATTGATGGAATCCCAGCATATTTAATCAAAGCAGCTGCTGCTCCTGGATTCGAAGCTGGAGAAATCATCTTAGATCATATCAACGTTTACCGTAAAGTTAAAGGTAAGGTTCGTTGGAATGATATGCAATTAAGCCTTTACGATCCTGTAACTCCATCTGGCGCTCAAGCAGTAATGGAATGGGCTCGTTTAGCACACGAATCAGTAACAGGTCGTGATGGTTATTCTGATTTCTACAAAAAAGATTTAACTCTTGATATTTTAGGTCCAGTAGGTGATATTGTAGGTGAGTGGATTATTAAAGGTGCTTATGTAAAAACAGCAACATTCGGTGAATACGATTGGGCTAACGAAGCAGCTATCAACTTAACCGTTAATATCGCTATGGATTATTGCGTATTGAACTTCTAATTCCCCTTTATATTTTCTTTCTTTAAGGCGTCTGCTTTTGCAGACGTCTTCCTTTTGCATATATTTATATACACACATAAAATTGTTATATGGCAGAATTAAAATTACCAACTGAAAAAGTTTCGTTACCTTCAAAAGGTTTATTGTATCCTAAAGAATCACCATTATCAGCAGGTGAAATTGAAATGAAATATATGACAGCTAAGGAAGAAGATATTCTTACTAATGCTAATTTCATTCGTCAGGGCACGGTTATTGACAAATTATTACAAGCACTGATTGTAACACCAATCAATTATGATGAATTATTAATTGGTGATAAAAATGCAATACTAGTTGCTGCTCGTGTATTAGGGTATGGTAAAGATTATTCATTTAAATACACAGACGAGCGTGGAAATGAGAAAGATGCTACTGTTGATTTATCTACATTAAATGAAAAACCATTAGATGAATCATTGCTTAAAGCAGGTGTAAATGAATTTACATTTGCTACTCCTAAAACAGGTACTGTGTTAACATTTAAATTATTAACACACGGTGATGAAAAGAAAATTGAAGCTGAGGTTAAAGGTTTGCAAAAAATAAATCCAAATGGATCGTTTGATGTTACTACACGCTTAAAATACACAATTACATCAGTAAACGGTGATCGTGAACAAAAAACTATTCGTGATTTTGTAGACAATTATTTATTAGCTGCTGATGCTAGAGCTTTCCGTGAATATTATGCTAAAGTACAACCTGATATTGAATTAAAATTCACCCCAGATGATGAAAACTATACAGGGGAGGGTATAGCGATTCCTATTTCTCTTAACTTTTTTTGGCCTGACTCCGGAATATAGACCTGTACTATTCAAGCAAATTCATGAAATTGTATTCCACGGAAATGGTGGATACGATTGGGATACTGTTTATAATATGCCATTATGGTTGCGTAGAACTACGTTTAATCTAGTAAAAGAATATTATGATAAACAAGAGGAAGCTAGAGAAAAACAACAAAATCTGCTAAAAAATACCAATAAGAAAGATATAGCACGACCAAACATAGCTCCAACATATACTGCGAAGGTGCCCAAGAAATAGGCACCTTCAATATTTATATGATGTAATATCAACACATGCCTGATTTAAACACGATAAATGAATTTAATAGACAGATTGAGGTACTACAAGAAAACCTGAATAGTGTCGTTAGGGTTTTAAATGACCAAATGTTAAGAAAGCTACAGGACAATGTAACTGAAGCTAGCAATTTTACAGATGCTATTCAAAAGGGAGAGGATGTTACTAAAAAGTTAAGTGCTAAATTAGACCAACTACAAAAAGAGTCTAATAGAAATTCTACAACTCAACTAAGATTAGAAAGATTAATTGAAGATGCTAAAAGAAGAGGAAATACAAGTTTAGAATCTAGATTAAAAACATCATTATTTCAACAAAGAGTATACCAAAGACAAATAGAACAACAACAAACCCTATATAATCAACTTCTTCAAACAAATAAGGCTTATCTTGAACAAAATAGTATACTTTCACGATCAAACAAAGCAGCAGAGTTATTTAGCCAAATAGGATTAGGTAATTTAGTTACATTCCAAGCATTATTACAAGCTGTATTTAAAGTAGATCAACAGATTGTTGATATGGGTAAATCCTTAGGCGTTAGCTATGAAATGGCTGAAGGATTAAGGGAGGAAATGAATGCCTATGTTAGAGCATCCAATAATAGCTTTATCAATACAGAAAGGTTATTTAAAGCTCAAATGGGCTTAACTGAGCAATTAGGTATTGCTGTTGATTTTGGAAATGAAGAGAGAGAAATATTTGCTCGTTTAACTGAAATAACAGGCCTAGCAGCAAATGAAGCAGGTAACCTAGCTAAATTCTCAGCTGCAGCTGGAATAAGTACTAAAGAATATGTTTCTAATGTACGTGTTGCTGCAAATGAGGCAATGCGCGCTAATAAAATTCATATTAGCGATAAAGAATTACTCTCAAGTGTATCTAAATTAAGCGCAGGAATATTAGTTAAATTCCAAAATAACCCTAAAGCATTAGCATCAGCAGTAGTACAAGCAAAAGCATTAGGTACTAGTTTAGAACAAATAGATAAAACAGCTGAATCGCTTTTAAATTTTGAATCTTCAATTGGAGCTGAACTTGAAGCAGAATTAATAACAGGCAAACAACTTAACTTTGAAAGAGCAAGAGCAGCTGCTTTAACAGGTGATCAGGTTACTTTAATGGAGGAAATGGCTGCTCAAGCTGGTTCACTTGCTGAATATCAAAATATGAATGTGATTGCTCAGCAATCATTAGCTCAGGCATTTGGAATGAGTAGAGAAGAAATGAGCGAAATGTTATTAAAGCAAGAAGCAATTACTAAATATGGAGATGAGGCAGCCAAACTAAATGCAGCTCAACTTGAAGATATGCAGCGTAGAAATATGTCTGCAAAAGAATATCTTGATATGGTTGAAAATCAAAGATCAACCCAAGAAAAATTTAATGATATCTTGTTAAAAATGCAAGAAACATTTGCAAATATAGCAGCTGGTCCTTTAGGTACTATAATGAAAATGTTTGCTAGTATAGCAGAAAATGCTGGTGTGATGTACACTTTAATAGCAGCAGCTGCTGGTATTATGGCTGTTAGTATGGCTAATTCTTTAGGTAAAACTATAACTCAATTAGGAGTAATAGTTGGATTAAGAACAGCTGAAGCAGCTGCTGCTGTAACAACTGCACAAGCAATGACTTTAGGATTTGCAACAATAGGAATTATTGGTGGATTAGCAGCAGTAATGGGAGCTTTATCTTCTGCTAAAAAAGCAGATGATATGGAATCTCTTGGCTATGGTAAGCGAATAATATTCTCACCTGAAGGTGCTATATCATTAAATAACAATGACACTATAGTAGCAGGTACTAACTTAGGTGGTGGGGATGGTAATAATAGTGGTATAATGAATGCTATTAATAATTTAGCATCATCATTATCAAGACAACCTGCTCCACAATTTGCACTTAATGTAGATGGTGAAAGAATAGGCAGTGTAGTTGGTAGACAACAATCAACTGGTACACAACAAGTTATGGGATCGTATAAACTAGCATAATATTTTAATATTTATATCAAACAATAAAATACATTAACTATGCCAATTAATTATCCATCAACCAGCAGATTAAGCTTAAGTGGCAACAATATCAATGCGGTTCCAACACAACCAGCATGGGGATACATTGATGCATCAGCTAACCTAGATCCAGCTGCTAGTAGATTACAAAACACATATTCTGTTGACTCTATCCCTCCAGTAAGATTGAAGGATTTCAACATTAATGGTGTAACTACTGTACCAGCTGAATCTAGATTAGATGAATTGGATCGCAGAGCTCCAAACTTAACTCCAAGTGGTATTGTATCTCAAATATACAAATCC